CATCGATGTATTTGGTTTCTCCAGATCCAGCGATTTGGGTGACTGTCACTTGCTTGCGATAGGTATCAATGAACTTACCACCCGCAATGATGAAATCAGGGCTGCCGCCATGCTTAATGCATTGACGCCATGCAGTCTCCATCTCGCCCACTAGATTACCTGTCGCCGTTGATGCAATATCTTTAACCGCATAGTTGCGCCAGTAGCTTGCTTTGGCTCGATCAATACCGCCTACAGTACCGGCATCTGGCGCCAAACTCACTAAGCTATCAAGTCCGACCAATGCATCTGCGCCATGTGAGCCATCGCGATGTAACTCTAGGTCTAGCTTATTGAGAAATCCCTCCCTAAGCACTTCCAGCTGCTCGTCTAATAAATTTATCAGCTGCACGCGCTCGTTATATTCAAGCTGAAAGCCTCGCGCCCCACCCTCACGCACCTTAATGCCGTTACTAAAGAGTCTGTCATAGTCTATATACAGCCCATCCACCGCCCTGCGCCATGGGAATGAGGCCTGCTCTGTAGTATTACGCTTATTGAATTTGACCGTCTCTTCGCCAAATGCCCAACTAAAGTTACTGCCATGTTCTTTACGAATGTTTTCGACTACGTTTTGCTTTGCACCTAATAGGCTTTTACGACCTTCCATCAGTTTTTTAAGGAAAGGTCTCTCTACCGCAATTTGATCAACTGGAAGATTACGCAGGTACTCATCTAAGGAAACCTTAGCTAACTCCTGTAAGTCAGTATTTGAAATTGGCATATGCCACCCCATCAATAGTTATTTATGAAATTAGTTGGCTTCACACCAATTGATGGAGCGTGAGTTCATCCATTACTACGCTGCTAGGTGCGACTCTAGCTTTAACGCAAAGGCGTGAAGCAGTAGCTTGAGTATTTAGCTTTCGCTACGTGATTTCATTATTGGGGTGCTTTGTATAGAGTCGGGATATTTCTGGGGTTTTTATTCAGTTTTATTATTTATTCGCTATGGGTCTTTATGCCCAATGTGTTATTGCGCCACCTTGGGCATAAAAGAGCGTTTCTTTGGTCGTGCCCGTCAAGGGTGCGCAAGCCACCCCTTTGGGGTGCCCTTGACGCAATAGCGTTGTTATTTAGCCTAAAAGCCGCACTTCTTATAGCTATTTGATACCTATGGGTATCATTTTATTTAACTAATTTTTACCTATAAGCTATAATTAAGCATATTAATTAATACCTATAGGTATCAATATGAACAAGAAATTCGCTAACTTACAGCTTCATCAAATGGACCTGGCCCTCAGTAAGTTAAGGGAAGCGCGCCCTCCTGCCCGCCCAAGTAGCGGCTGGGTGAAGGCTATTCGTGAATCTTTGGGCATGTCAGCCTCTGCATTGGCTCGTAAGCTAGGCATTACGCCTGCCAGCATTAACAAGCTCGAAAAGGCTGAGGCTGATGAAAAGATCACTTTAGCCAGTCTTCGAAAGCTAGCTAGCGCCCTAGATTGCGAATTGCACTACACCCTAGTGCCACGCAAGTCTCTAGAAGAAATTCTGGAAGACCGCGCCATTACGGTTGCGCGGGAGCGCCTACGCCCTATCTCTCATTCAATGAGTCTTGAGGATCAAGCTGTGGAAAAGTCTGCCAGTGAAAAACAACTCCAACTGCTGGCAAAAGAGATTTTGGATGGCCCTAGGAGAAATCTATGGTGATGCATTTTCAATATCCGCCAGGAGCAACGCCGATTGATCCGGATGAAGCTCTTGGCCTCATCCCTAAACATATCAGCACTCAAGCCCAATTAAATGCGTGGGAAGAGTTAAATATTGTTGAGGGTGCCAATTGGATTGAGCGCCAAAAGCTTATTCAAAGTTTTGATGAAGGCTTGGTACGTGAGTTACATCGCCGCATGTTTAATGAAACATGGCAATGGGCTGGCACGTTCAGAAAGAGTGCCAAGAGTATCGGCATTGATTGGACTCAGATTTCTGTAGCCCTGAAAAATCTCATAGATAACACTACCTATCAGATTGAAAATAAAACACTGCCCTTAGATGAAATCGTTGTGCGCTTTCATCATCAGCTGGTATTGATTCACGCCTTTCCCAACGGCAATGGTCGTCATGCTCGATTAATGGCAGATGCCTTAATAGTCAACCTTGGTGGTGCAAGATTTTCATGGGGTGGCAACACTTCCATTGCCTCCCCAGGTGCTACCCGTCAAAACTACCTGTCCGCGCTACGCGCTGCAGATAATGGCGACATTGCACCTCTCATGAAATTTGCGAGGCAATAGGGCTAAATGCCCATATTGCCTAGATGCTGAGCGATTCGGTCCATCGGGTTATCAGAACTTGCTAGCGGCGCTCCTAGGGTTGAGGTTCGGGCTCGGATGGGCTGAAGATGTTGTATTGGAGTAATCCTTGCATTAGAAAAATCTGGCTCTTGCATTTCTATTGAGTCATATATTGATTCAATCATGGACTGCCATTGCTCCGGTTTATTTGTTTGCACAAAGACCTGCATGTAAAAAGGATCGGTGAGGTACTTGTAAAAGCATTGAGCTTTAGCTGTGTGATCAATCTCATCTTCGCGTGAGTTTAGGTATTTGATGATCTGGTGCTTAGCCTCCGAAACTAACTCGGCAGGCTTCTTCTCTTTTGTTTTGAGCGCCATCGTGTTATCAACAAATTGACTTTCAATCTCATATTTACGAATGGCATCTTGCAAACTCGTAACAGTACATTGCAAATCTTCAACTTGTCTTTCTAACTCTCGTTTCTCATTGATGATTTTTTGCATACGCTCACACCCCCGCTTAGATTTAATACTCATGTCGGGATTTGTATCCGCTGGCACAGGGTTCAAAGCCTTGCTGATCACTTCCTCTGCTGTTTTAGCCTGAATCAGGGGCTGCGGGAGTGTCTCCACGGTTATGGCAGCAGGCGCAGGTAACAAATCACCAAGGTCATATGCCTGAGGCTCCGGTATTGCCTCAGGAGTAGCCATTACAGTGGGCACAAGAACCTCGCCCTTAATCGGCGCAAAGATTGGCTCGACTTCTAAAGCCTCTATTTCTTCTCCCTCTTCGATATCTTCAGAGATTTCTGAAAGCGATGGGCTAGGTTTAGGCTGCCTACTGAGGTCATCGAGCAAACTGCTTGCCTGACTTTTAGGCTCTGTCTTTTCGGACTTATGAGTCTTTTGCTTTTCAGCCTCCTGTTCTTTAGCCAATTTAGCTGCCGCTTGCTCTTCGGCCTTTCTTGCCCTCTCCTCATCGGCAAGCTTTTGCGCTGCCGCCCTCTCTGCAATTTTTAACTCGCGTTCTTCCCTGGCCTTAATCCGCCTAGCATGCACTTCTGCCGCATGTTTGTCTTCCGCCTCTTTTCTGAGGCGCTCGCGCTCTTTTAATTCCTCTCTATTTTGTGCTCTTTGAATCGATCCGCCATTACTTAGCACCTCTGATTTAAAACTTGTCACTTCATTTGCTACCTGCGTCATTACTGATCTCCTCTTTTAATAAACCACCCTCTTGAACTTGTTGCTGCCTCCGCTCCGAAAATAGATTGATGCCCAAGTTAGGGTCGATATAACCCTCCCCTTGCTTTTCCACCTTCGGTATAAATAGATTGGAATCGATGCGATCGTCATATCGCAAGACAGTTTCTCGTAGGAGATTACGGATATGTTCGTAATCCATTCCTCTTGCTTGTAGGTTCTGAATTTGTATTGATAGATTTGTAATCAGCGGCAGAACCTTTAGCCAACCTTCCTTTTCTTCTATGCCGTCCGGTGCACCAGTGGTGCCGGCTCTAATTCGCAGATCGACCATGTCAAAAATTCGATCTTTGGTAAGGGTTGGCCAGTCATAGGTTTTCTCTTTGGTGATAGTGAGCTTGCCATCGACCATAGTTGTTCTGGTAACTGGTGAGCCCATATAGCACTCAACCTGCTTACTGGTTAATTCTTGTAATAAAACCTCGGCACTGTATTGAGCGATTTCTTGCAGCCAATCCTCTATTTGATCCTTGAATTCAAATACGCGCCCAGATAAGGCTCGTTGCAGAATATTGGCTTCTGTCGCGGTCTTAGGCCTTACTACCGTTGAGCGGGCAGCATCCTGCAATCCAGTTACCTGCTCCCAGTCATAACGCACTGCACTGGTGTCATAAACAATCGGATCTATCTTAGGATGACCTCTGGGAATAATGACTTGATTAAGAGGTTTACCTTCGGTATCAACGATAGTGATCTCACCAAATCGTGAGTCAGCATGTTTTTTAATTGTTTTCTCATTGATATCCGCTGATGCCACCCACCCCGGAATACAGAGGTCTCTGTGCTGATTAAAGCGATCCCTTGCTTCGTTGTGCTCATCTTGAAGACGTTCAGTCAGATCAACCAGGCTTGGTCCAACAAACTGACCATCAACCACTTGGTACGGCAATAAGAAAAATGGATACCAGCGCTCTCCGGCCCTTGGTGGTGAATATGGTTCACGTAGCCATTCTGTTGCGCCCTCTACCATGGTGTAAACACGCTGGGTAGTTCTATCCCAGATTTCTAGGACTGCGATCTGCTGATCATCGCTCACTGGGCTTTTACTTGCATCTAAATGCATTGAGGCTAGGCGCCTAGCTTTCTTATGGGATGGCTCACCTTGGCCTGGTTGGTAGATCTTGGCGCTAGAGAGATTCTTTTTATACAGGGCCTCAGCCTGTGCTCTCTTCATAGGTATAACTTGGCAGATCCAATCTGCATCCGTGTAGTCCCAGAATTCACAGATGGATGGGTCTATGAGTAGATTTTCTGTAAGGACTCTGTCGATTACCAATCCTTCAGCGGATTGGACTTCTGATTGCTCATGGAGTGACTTGATAAGCTCTTCTAGCTCTGCTCTCTTGGCATCATGATGATGGTGTTGGTCATCATCTTGAAGGTCTCGCGCTAGATTCTCTATAGCCAAGAGGTTTTCTTGGGCATCATTAATACGTCCCTGTATATAAGAATCCCTGCTTAGATCTCTTTGATACATCACCTTAAGAATTCCAAAGCTACAGGTCAAAGCTGCTCTTACCGTTGACTTAGCTCGATTCTTCAGTTGCGCATGCTCTAGAGCTCTATTGGTTACTTTTTCTATCGTGCTGCAAAAGAGTTTGATATCTGCGCCCGCATGGGCTGGGGTAATTGAAATCTCTGGATTGCGGGCATAGACATTAGGTAGCACTGCAGAGATAGTGCCGTGGATTAGATTTGCTCTAAGGCTGTAAAAGTCTTTACTGGTGGGGTCTGCGTTCCAGTTAAAGCCAGCTACCGTATTGCGATTGTGTCTTACGCGCTTATGAAAAACTGACCAGTGAGCGCGCGCATGTGTAATGCGGGCGGTCCATTTTTGTTGAAGGGCTTTGGAGTCTTGAGGCACTCATTAGTTATAAGGTCCAATCAGCAGGAACATGGATTTAATTTGAATAAATAGTGTAGATTGCACGAATGAAAGAAAAAATTATTACCATTACAAAACTCGCCATCCCCTCAGTCATCATTCTTAGCATAGCTTATGAATGGAGCTATTTTTATGGTCTTGGAATATCGCTTTCAATTACCCCCTTAGGCACCTCTGATTTTCTGAAGGGCTGGATTCGCTGGTACCCATGGGCATTCGGCATACTTACTGGCCTATTTTTAGTAAAGATCCTGATCCCTAGATTAGAGGGTTGGAAATCTGAGCAGGAAATAATTCAATCGTCCCCAAATCCTGAGGCAACGCAAAAAGCTCGACTTCAACCTTGGAAAGCACTTCATTACTTTGGGCTTCTTGCTTTATTGATGCCAATTTTATTTGGTGAAACATATATAACCGTTGGAACTATTGGCCTAAGTTACTTATGGGGCAGATTCATAGTATGGCTTTTTAAGGGGTCTCCATGGCAAGCTTTTAATATGGAAGCCCTCCTCTATGGTGGTCTCGCAGTTCTCTCCATCTCCTTGCTAGGTTTTCATAGCGGGTCTCTTGTTTTGAATAATCCAAATTACCATGGAGAGACTACATATAAAAATAGTGAGCACTCAAAGCCACTCCAGATCATACGAACATTCGAACAATGGACTTTAGTAGCTACAGGCAAGAAGCAATTCTCATGGATTCAACACGAATCAAATGTAGAAATTAACTTTGAGTCAGATCGCGAACCATTTAAAGGGTTGGTGTGCAATCAAATTCACATGTATCTCTGTAAAGTTAATTAGTTTCGTTGCTCCTCCTAGACCTCATCACCCCATACCTAGTGGCATCCCAGGCATGATCTTCGGCATCGGTATCCACATCTTCTGGATTTAATGAATCTGGCGGGAGCTGAGGGACGGTTCTTAACCAATGCTTACAGGTAGAAAATATTTTGAGTCTGTCTTCAGCCAGTAGCCGGATGATTTCCTGGGCTCCATTTACTCGACTTCTTGGGGCGTTGTAGGCCTCGGTCCATTTCACACCCTTATCCCTGAAAATTTGACCAATTGATCGCTCTGCTCCGATCTTAGAGAAGATCGATGGGTCGGCTAGATTCATGCGGTATTCATAGCCTAGTCTTTGATCATGAATTTCGATCTTCTTGATTTTCTCTGCTACGACCGTTGCATCTTCTCTGGTGCCGGTGTTTTCTTTCTCTCCATACCCATACAGCTCTCGCCATAGGTAATAGACTCCATCATTTGATAAGGCGAACCAGTAGATGGCATATGGCCTAGCATACCCCCAATCCATAGATCGCCAAACCTTCCATGTTGGTGGAATCCCGAACGGTTCTACAACGTGTTTAGAGGGCTGCCATA